CACGCTCTAACTGGCCCGTTACTGGATTGACCTCATCTGGAACCAATCTGTCTTCGAGTATGGAGTCAAAAACTTCTGCTCCACCGCGAGCAACCGCTTGAGAAACAAAGTAAACAGCAGGGCTAACTGAGTCGATGGCTTTTGCCAAATCAGCCGCCACGGTTGGGTCAATTAGCGCCTCAATAAGCTTGTCTTCGTAAACCTCACGTTGAAACGCAATGTTTGCCGCTGTCGCATCATCAAAGCCTCGAATCAAGATGCGTTGGGGTATTTCCATAGCCGACCTAACAGCGCCAGCAGCTAACCGTCCTAAACCGCGAGTCTCTTTGTCTAAAAGCTTTTGCATTGCTAATAGGGGCTGAGTGGGCGATCCGCCTTTTGAAGCAATAAAGCTGGTTGCCTGCATCATCTCAACCAGATCAACGAAGTTTTGAAGCTCGACTGGCTCCATGATTGCCTCAAACATTTTGGCTTTGGTGCCTCTGACCTTTTCGGCACCGCGACCCATCATGGTCTTGCCCCTGATGCCAATCCGACTTAGGAAGCGATTAGGCGCTCCAAGCGGGTTGGTGCTTGACGCTATCGCGTCATCAAACTGAGTGCGAAGCCATGTGCCCTTGATGTTCTGCCAAACCTGCGGGTCTTCAGTCTGAATCAAGCGGCGCAGCAATGTGAGGTCTTTTGGCTTGATGTTCCCACTGAATAACTTTTGCGTTAATCGTGCTGCCTGCTCTCCGCCCAACTCGGCTGCTTGGGCAAGATTATTTACGACGCTTCTTTCTAACGCTTGAAGATGACCCTTCGAGGGATCGTAAATGGCTGTAGCTCTTGCGTATTCTGGGTTTGCAGTCTTGAGCCTGTTCGATATTTTTTCTCTGATCTGGCTGACTTCTCTCTTTAGCGTTGCTTGAGCGTCTTTGGTTAAGCCTTCAATGAGGGGTCTAAAGTCGTTTCTCAGGGCGTTGTGCAGCATCTCAGTATTGTCTTTGAGTGCTAATCCCCCTGCCTCAGCCTTGGACAGTCCAGAAAAATCTGTCAGGGCATCTAAAATTTCTCGCTTAACACTTCTGGCCTTGCCTCTGAGATTCGGATCGGCCAAGTCCATCTGCAATTGTCGTGCAATATCACTTACGTCGATTGGAGCTTCTAGCTCAAAAGCGTTTTGATAAACGGGTGTCGCCCTTTCTTGACGCTTGGCCGCAAGCTTCTTGAGCACCTCATCAGAGGCTTTGGTTAAATCCACATCTGGATCAAGACCTTGCCGCCCAGACAGCTTAGACTTTTTCAAACCAGCTAGGTAATCGCCACGCAAAATTTCATTAAAGAAAACGTCTGCCGCCTCTTCAACCTGTAGCTGTCGGTTGTGGTAGAAGTCCCAAAGCTTTTGCGAGCCGGGCTGCATCTGCAAGTAACGCTGAATGGCACCTGAGTTGCTCATAATCCCTTGAGCCTCTGCCCGTGTCAGGTCAACACCAAACTTTTCTCTGGCAAAAGCTACCTTTTCATCAACGGTCTTGCCGCCATCTCGCAAGATGGTTTCAAGCGCGGTCTTGCCGTCTTTGCCGGGAAACCGAGTAGATGCAGTTCTAAACGCGCTTCCTGCTAACTGAGCGGCCTTAGTTCCAAAAGGAATAGCGCCAAAGGCAGAGCTGACCATCAAATCATCGGCAAGTTTTGACGTTTTAAGAGGTGGCCCGTCAAACGCTGCGGATATCCCAGCTCGACCTGCGTACACCGCACCGCCGGCAAGAGCCGTTCCACCAGCGCCGCCAGCAGCCGCACCAAATGGGTTGCCAGTCAAAAAGGCACCACTAACTAAGCCAGCCGTACCGCCGCCTAGCTCGCCAAGAAATTGTGCAGTGGGGCCAGCATAACGAGCGGTATCGACAAGCAAGTTGTCTTTGAACTCTTTAACCATCTCGTTGCTGTATGGGTCAATATAGGCAATGTCTTCGTCTTCATCTAAGAAGTAGTAATCAACAGGATCTATACCGCGCTCTACCAACTCTGGAAATCTTTGCTGTGCAAGCCATGCAATTTGATAGCCTTGATCGTTCGACAAGCCTTGAAGTAACGCGGTGCCGACACCTGATTTGTCCTCTTCCCGACTCATGAGCTGCTGCTCTCTTGGGGTAGGAGCGACCAGCTCTGATGTCATTTGAAGCATGTTTTGTTCGTGCGCTTCTGCAAACCCTTTCTTTTTCAATAGGTCATCAACAGTCTCGCCGTCTGCCACGGTGTACTCAATGCCTTGGTAAGTTACTTGCGTGGTCATCTACGAATCTACTTTTGAAAAGTCGGTGTTCATCGTTGAGCTGTTTGATTCTGGGCGCAAAGCCGTGCGAAGGGTTCTGGCTTCCTTGCTTTCGCCTGCGGCAAATCGACGCAGCTCACCAGTTTCTTCAGCGGTCAAAAACGGATTCTTCTTCTGCCAGCCAAGCTCCCAAGATCTAGCAATCCTAAGCCTATCTGAAGCAGTTTCTGCACCTTCCAAAATGCCTTCTTGGACGGCTTTGTTCCAGTCTTCCGCCCTTCTAATATTTAGGTCGCCAATTCTTTGCAATAAAGCAGCTTGCTTCAAAGCACCTTCGTAGGTAGACGCAAGAGTTGGCGATGCCGACAAAAACAACCTCATTTCCATCTCGGTAATCGCGCCTTTTGTTTGGCCCACCAAAGCCATTGCGATTCTTGTTCCGAGCGTGTTCACAAGCTCTTGATCAGGGATGTTTGAGTCATAAACAATGCCCAAATCGTCCAAAAGCTTTCGAGCGCCCATAGTCCCAGCTTCAACTACACCAAATCCTTCTGGCCCCAGCTTTTGTAGTTGATACAAAAACATGCTGGTCAATTGGTTTTGCGAAACGCCTTGTTTTGCTTCGTCCGCCCACGCTGCCTCTAATTCATTTAGCGTTTTTGCCGACTCTTTGTCGTAAGTGCTTTCAGGGGTGGTGCGAGAATCAATCGTGATCTGCGAGTCGGCAAGCTTAATTTGTTTAGCACCCGGCATCATTCGTATTGCAGCAACTTCTGCTTGGTTGCGAGGGTCAACCTCAATAGTGCGAGTCTCACCAGTTTTGGGATCAGGAACCTCATAAATCAAAGGGTCATACGGCTTGCCAGCAAGCTTGATTCTCTCAAGCTCTAGCTTGTTCAAATAATCTGTTGCCGCTCTCTCATCAGCCGTAGCCATCTGCATGGCCTGCAAACCAATCTGTCTATCTAGTGCAATACGGCTTTCTCTGTCTTTGCGTAAACGCTCGTTGAAGTTTGAGAACCCAATGCCTGCACTACGAAACGCACCAGCAGTTGGGTCAGCAGACAGCATGGCCTTGCCAATGTCCGAAGCCATGTCGTAAAAAGTTGGTCGAGTAGACTGAGAAAAATATGGCGCAAGGCGCTGAGAGTATTTTTTATAGCTTGCGTCAAAGTCAAAAGGCTTTGGCTGCAAAGCCTGAAGCATTTCTTCGATTTGTTTTTGAACAGGGTCTGCAAGCTGCTCCGTATCCAACTGCTCCGTATCCAACTGCTCCGTATCCAACGGCTTCAAGCCCGTGCCGCTGCCGTACTCTTCCATTGCATTAATTTCGCCGCCATTGCTTAAACCAGCAATCTGCTGCTCTAACTGCGCTCTATTTATTGCCATTACTGGATGCCACTCCCTGTAAGCCGAGTTGCTGGGTTAAAGAAGTTGCCCACCGCACCCAGTGTCGCAAGACCTGTACCCACACCCGCCTGTAATGCGGATGGATCTGGCGTAAATTGAGTCTGGAACTGCGTCTGACCCGCTGGTGCCATCTGCACAAACGGCATCAAGGCTTGGTACTGAGCCAGTGGCGCTTGCTGAGCCTGCAACAAGCCAGCACGTTGCGCGTCAAGCTGTCGCTGACGCTGTTGCTGTGCCATGCCGCCAATGCCCTGTAAGGCCGCTACGTCCTGCATACCAGCCTGCTGAGCCTGCGTTCCTAATCCACTCATGAAGTTGCCATAGCCCGTCTGAGCGGCTCCTAGAGCCTGCCCACCAGCCGCTTGCTGCGCTCCAATCTGACCGTACTGGCCTGCAAGCGTTCCTGCTACGTTCATGCCTGTTTGCCCCGCTGCCTGTCTAGCAGCCGCACTCTGCTGACCATACCCTGACAAGGTTTGACCTAAGCCAGTGCCAGCAGCAAAACGCTGTTGCGCTGCACTGCCAAGTTGGGAGCCTAGCTGTTGCTGAGCGCCAAGCTGCTGCTGTGCGGTTTGCTGCAACAAGTTTCCGTAACCTGTGCCTGCTGAATAATCTTGACCGCGAAGGCCAGCCAAACCAGCCGATGCAGTGCGAGCAGCCTGCCGCCGTCTTTCGTCTTCACCGATAGCGGTCTGTTGTGCTCGCTGAAAGCCTTGTGAACGCAATGCGCCAACGGCCTTGCCCAATCCTCTGCCCATCGCTTCAAGGCGCTCTTGGCCCGTTAGACGCGCTCTGGAGCCGAATGCTGACTCACCGCCTCGCTGTATGTCTCCAGCAATTGCGCTGATGTCTTGCCTAGCAAGCCCTTCAGTCGCATCTTGAATCATTTGCTGTACGACTTGATCTTCGTATGGGTCTTGGTACTTCGCCGTCTCTGCCGCTATGTCTAGCTCACCTGTGGTGCCTCGCAGTAGATCCTGCGACTCAGCCAAGCCACTGCGTAATCGTTGCGCTTCGGACAGGCCGACACCTCTGGCTCTCGCCAAGTCCATGCCAAATCGCTGAGTATCCCGCACACCTTTTCGTGAAAGGTCGCCAAGATCGCCGCGTAGCCGCTCTTCAGCAGCTATGGCCCTACCACGACCCTCCTGAGTACCTCTAAGCGACTCCATGAGCGCACGGTCTCTTTGGTCGAGGGCAAATCTTGCTCCTGATCTTTGGGCTTCTAGCGCCCTTTGAGAAGCTATGGCTTGGTCTTCTAAGCCGCGTTGAAGTGCAGTAATGCCTTGCTGTCCTCGGCGCTGAGCTTCTTCAATGAATGGCTTTTGGATGCCAACATTGGCTCTCGCAAGCTCCATTGCTCGAATTTGATCAGGACTTAACCCTGCGATCTCTTGGGGAATGACAATTGGGCGACCTTGCTCGTCAAAGAAAGTGCGCTCTGCTGCGCGGAAAGCGCCGGGTATGAAGCCGCCTTCACCGTCCAAACCAAACAATAGCTGCTGAGTGATCGGGTCAAGGCGCTGTTCAGTCTTGGTTACGGCTGAAACAAAAGGCTGCGATGTGCTGCCGCCTTCTTGAAACCGACGAACCCTAGCCAGTTGGCCCGGCGTCAATATGCTCACGCTGCTGCCTCCTTTGGCTTATCCGCAAATTCTGCGAATAAATCCATCATCTCGTACATGAGTGCTGTACCACCGTCTCGACTTTCGCTGCCATTCGGTGTCAGCGTGATTATTCCGCCTTTGCCTTGCGCCAAATCAAACGCGCCAGCACCTCTTACTGCCCGACCCGTCATGACGAATTCGCCGTCTGACAGCATGGCAGGCACATCATCACTGATTTCTGTGCCTTCGCCGTTGATGCCGCCGTTCATGCGCTCAAAGTCTTCTGTCGCTACGTTACCGCCCTTGGCGTAAGCCATCGGCATGACCGAGCCGCCGTATCTGGCTGACATAATCGCACCGCCATAACGAGCCGTTACAGGCTCCTCTTCAGGCGCTTGCCTGCCGCCGCTTAGCGTGGGTATTGTTCCCGCTGGCAACAAACCGTACTCAACGGGGTTAGGTGCAGGTTGGCCTGTGCGCCGTGCAATCTCGGCTTCGATGTTGTATCGGCCAGTCGATCCCTCTTGAGTGAGCGGGGTCAAGGCTACACCTTTTCGGTTCTTAGCCTCGTCATATGCCAGCTTGCCAAGCAAGCCTGCTGCTCCGATAGCACCTAAATCACCCAACCCAAGACCGCCGCCCTGTCCTCCGCCAAATAAACCGCCCAAACTGCCAAGGCCGCTGCCTTGTCGCACTGGGCCAGACGTCTTGCCCTTCAGGAAGTCTTCTATCAGACCAAGACGGCTTTGTCCCGGCGTACCACTTCCACCCAGTATTTTCGGCAGATTGAAGCCGCTGCCACTAGCGCCAGCTAACTGTCGAGGGTCAACCTGTCCAGCTTGGGCCATTTGTATGTAGAGAGCTTCAGCCCCTTTAAGGTCGCCAGACTCAATGAGTGCTGTCACCTCTTTTGGCAGACCTAAATAACTTCCCAATTCTTCGGAACCCATATTGGTTCCCATCGTCATAAGCGAATCTTGCGCCCCATAGTTGGTTAAGCCAGTAGCGTCACCAATGCCGCCCAAGAAATCTCCTAAACGGCCAAAGCGACCAACATTATCGGCACCACCACCGCTTATAAGCCCAGCAATGCCTCCGCTTGCGCCACTGGTACCGCCTAAGAAATCTCCCAAGCGACCAAATCTGCCTATGTTATCTGCGCCGCCACCGCTTACAAGCCCAGCAATGCCTCTGCCTGCGCCACCCAAAGATTTACCTACGTTGCCTAAAAAGCCAACTCCATCCGCGCCTTTCGTAAAAAACTCTCCGATCTTGCCAAGAGAGCCAAGACCCTTGCTCGCTGAAGCGGCAGCACCAGCAGCACCAGCAGCACCAGCGGCATCAGCGCCCGGTATAGGTGCAAAAGCCCCAGCGAGAGCTAAGGGACTAGCCCTGCCCTTAGCCACGTCATAAACCGTGAATGCTTTGTTTGCCATTGCCGCTAACGGTTGCCAAGGGCCGGGTATGAACTGAGCCACCGCTGCAATCGGCTTGATTACCTTCTTTGCAACCTTCTTGACGCTTTTCCACGTCTTTTTGAGCCAACCGAACTCTTCTAGCCCCGTAATTGGGTTGAGACTTGCGATACCCGCGCCAACAACAGTCGCTTGCGGGTCTACGTCTATTTCCATCAAACGCTTTTCGACAGCAGCCTCAAACGCTGGATCTTCCATTGACTCAGGCGGCAAAACGATTTCGCCGTTGCGAAGGTGCGCCAACGTGACATCGCCACCCCGACCAGCTTGAGAAAGCTGAACAGCAAGGTCTGCCATAGGAGCGTTAGTGCCAACTTCGGCAGCATTTATCAAGCCGTCGATGTACGCTATTTCGCCTTCATCTTCGGCTTCCCCACGAGCCATCATCAGCTCGTTAATCGTATTTTCTAAGTCTTGGTTTGGGTTCCCAGAGCCTGACATGTCAGGGATTCCCATCCCCATGCTTTCCGATTCATCAAGCCCTTCAACAGCGCCTTCTAGCAAGTCCGTCTCAAGACCAGTAAGGGGGCCGGGAGTATCAACCTCACCACCCTCTGCGTATTGCTCAACGCCTATCGGCATATCAGCGCCAATCAGGTTTTGAATTCGACTCTGTAGCATTGCATCCATTACGGTGTACTCACGGTTACAGCCCCAACGCCAGCGGTGATCGCCAGTCCCGTTGGGTAAGTTTGATGGCCGTACAGGTCTCTGAACACAGTGCCGTCAAACGCTTGATGTATTTGGTTTGTAGTATTGAAGATTATACTACCCGTTGCAAACTGAAGCTCGCTTATCTGGGTGGCATTAAAGTGCGGAGAAATCGTGTAATCCACCGCCCCAAGGTTTAATTCTAGGATACGAACCAGCCGATTAAACGTGTCTGAGCTGACAGAATCGCCCTGAGAAAAGGGCAATTGGGTCTGAAGCAGCCTGCTCATGCACGTCTGCCGCTAGGCTGGATGTCGATTCGGGTAGAACCAAGCCTCCACTTATATCCCTTCTGCTCAGTAGCCGTGTTGTCATCGTCACTCTCAAACCGAAAAGCTACCTGACGCGCCCTAGTCCGCACATTGCTGAATGTGGTTGTCGGTGTGACTTGAGTAGTGGAGTCGGTTGTTAAGCTCTGGCCCGGGTAATCTCTGCTTTTGAGCACAATGTTCATAGCAGGATCTACGCTCACACCTGTCTCAGTGACAAACTTCATGTCTGGAATAATTTGCTTAACAAAGGTAAACGAATCGCCAGATGAGATATCCAAGTCGGCGCTCTCGATGAAAACGCCAGTCATGGCGTCTTCATAATCGTCAAAGCCAGTTTCGTGCTCAAACACGCACTGCTGAGAGCTTGTGGTTGCTGTGGCGTAAGGCAGATCCTCGATGCCTGCATCAAGCCATGCGTAACGCGCCAAGCTACCCACAGACCAATGGTTTTCTTCGTAGTTGTAGATGACGTATCGGCTAATCTCGCCAGTGCCGTCTTCGATGCTCGGATAAAAGAACCATATCTCGCTGAACTCAGTGTTACTGCCCATGTGACACTTGAACGCTTGGTCTAGGTCTATGTCTTCAAAAACGTACTCTTGCACCGTGCAAGGCAGGCGCTTAACCGAGCCGCTGTAGAAGTAAAAGCCAGTTTTGCTGGCATAAAACACGCCGTTTGGCGCATTCACAGCCGCCTTGGGGGAAAGTAGCCCAGAACCTTCGTTGATCAAGTTGATCGCAAAGGTGAGTGGAGGCCCGATAAAGCTCATGCTGTACAGGCTGGTGTCGGTGAATATCAAGATTTCTTGACGAGACTTGATCCCCCCAACGATGAATGAACCAGAAGATAATCTCAAAGAACCCGCCGTATTCGTGGCTGTAGGCTCAAAGTCCAACTCATTCTCTTGATCGGAAAACGCCACCAACATGGGGTCAATTACGCCAGTCCTGCTGCTACCTGATATCGGATCTGCGCCAAGAACCACCAAATGGCGGTCAGTCTCTGAAGTGATGACCTGAAGCGCCACAGTTGGCACTAAGTTGGCACCAGTAACACCAGAAAGCTCAAGCGCCCTGACGCTGGTTCCGTTGTTTTCAACCCAGCGATATATGCCTGCGCCGCGAGGATTAATAATCAGGTTTTCGCCATAGTTGTCGTGCGTCCACAAGCGAAGCTGGTTTATTGCGCTGATCGGTGATGCAGAGCCAAAGCCGCCAGAACCCCATGTATTCAATCCCCAACCAGTAGATTTCAGAAAAGTGTCTAGTCCAGTGTTGATTTGGTAAGCACCGACTACGCTGGAACCGCCATTTCCACTGTCTGATGCGTTGGCCGTAACCGTTGCACCAGACGTGTCTTTGGCGGTTATCGTGTAAGCGTTGACCGAGGTGACAAGGTCGATTTGATATTCTTGGTTCAAAACGTCTGCGGTTATCAATCCGCCAAGGGAAGCCGCTCCGCTAAACGTCACAAAGTCACCATTGACCGCGCCGTGCGAGGTATCGGTGACTGTAATCGTTGAAGAGCCATTGGTTGCGCCGAAAGTGACATCACCCGCAGACGTGGTCGCCCTTATAGGTGTTATGTCGTAATAGGTGCCGCCTTCCTCGATGTAATACTTGAACGTAGAGCCGATGCCAAGGTATCGAACCCCGCCAAGGCTTATCCAAGCATGTAGAGCACGACCAATGCCAAGGTAATTGCTTGCACCGAGCTTTTGCCAGCCACCTACCTTTTCGACACGACCCTTTCTGAATCTTACGAGGTTACCGTCTACCCAGCCGCCTTTAGCCGAGTAGTCGGTGCCTTCCTTGTCGATGCCCGGTTGAAAATCTAGTGTTTGTAGTGGCATAAGCCATTACGCCAACCGAATAATCGCGCCGGTAGCCGTTGGGCTAGGAAATACAATCGTGAAATCGCCAGCCGTGCTGGTTTTATCACCGCCAAAATCGATCACTGCACACGCTTTATCCGACTGTGTGTCGTTGTAGATCATGCACCCACGCGCCGTGACAGTGGCTGTGCCAAATGTCAGGTCAGCAAAGTCGCATACCGCAGTCGTGCCAGAAGTTGTTGGTGTCACCGACGTAAGCGTATTGCCGCCAGACGTGTAGTTGGTTCCACTGGCTTGGCCTGTGGTCGTGAATGCAGTCGTAGCAGCGCCCAAGGTCGCACTAGACGTGTAAAGCGCAAGCTTAAAAGCGTTGCCGCTTGAAGCGGTAAAGTTATGAGTTCCGACCAAAAGCTCCTGCTTGAAGCTAGTGGGAATTGCGGAAGTGATGGCCATATCAAATCTCCTTGATTATTTTTGCCATGTCTTCATGTCCCTGAGACGCAAGTAAACCACGAATCGTAACTCGGTCAGAAGCAATAGCGTTCTTCATCCCCATCAATATTAGAGTATAAACTTGGTTGCGGAAAGCCTCCGCTTGCAAACGAATATGCGGCTCAGCTTCTTCTGATATCCCCAAAATCTTCCTAGTAGTCTCTTGCGCCCAAAATTCTGCTTCATGACCACGGTTTTCAGTGGTTGAAACCATAACCTGACCGACTTGAAAAACACCCCGTGACATAGCTACCCCTTATACGGTTCTGGCGATGACGGCAGTTCTACCGTCTCTAAATTATGCTTTTTAACCATCTGCGCCAGCTCTGAGCGATTGCAGACCACCCATTCACCCTCTGGGTTTGGCATTGCTACCTTTGGATTCGGCAAGCGATGGTAGCCGTACAGCCTGTCCTGAAGGTCTACGTTCTGATCGAGTAGGGACGATCTTGGGCTTACACCAACCTTGATCCCAATAGCAATCATCTTGCAAATCCAGAACTCAAGGCAGGCTCTGCCAGCCTCTGCAAAATGCAGGTTGTTTTTATAGCTGAAGTCCATGCCAAACAAGTCGATTTCACCCACCTTGTTCCACGCGGCAAAGGCTAGGGCATAAGCCACAGTGGTATTCATGTAAGCGCAGCGTTGGTCTTTGATAACCTCTTCAAGCGGGTATTCAACCAACGCAGGTACGCGCTCGTCCAATTCGCAGGTATAGATAGGCTTGTCAAACGTGGGCAGTAGCTTACGCATCACCTCGGTTTGATTGCCTGCATCGTCGGTATCTAAAAACCGACTGGCGGGATCGAGCATGAACACGCGATCACAGTCGAAAACCGACAAGGCTGAGTTGATTACCCAAACCTCGTCCCATTCGACGCTGTTCTCTTTTCCGATTACATAGTCGATCTGGGAGGCTCCCAGACCGATAATTGCTATTTTCTTGCCTTCAAGTTCTTTGATTGGTTCCAATTAGGTTACCCCTGTACGCAATAAGTCATATCGATACTCGTCTCGGGTTCCACGGCCTTCGCTCAGATTCTTCATCCGAGAGACGCCTTCCTTGAACCGAGCCTCGAAGTTGGCTATCACGTCAGGAGCTTCTTTTAGGAACACAGCAGCCTCTACCAAGGTGCCGTAAAGCAAGGGATCAGGGTGATCCGTTGATAGAACTGTAGTGCCTGAGTCGCCACCAACCGTCAAAGACGCTGGTTTGTACAGGTAATGCAGCTCTACCGTATAACCAGAATCTGGTACAGGCGACAGCTCAAAGGCTGTTTGGTCAAACAATGAGTAATACTTTGGCCTTCCAG